TAGCACCTGAGTTGAAGTTTAGGCTGACATTAAGTTGTGCTGGTAATGCCATTAGTCTATGAGCGACAATCTATTGATCTTAGAACTTACTCCTGAAGCTGAATTATTAAGTTGAGTGGTTGTAACAACATCTGTTAATTGTTGACCGCCAACTTCCACCTTTACATTGACGACTGGCGCATTATTTCCACCATTTGAAGGTAAAGCATTTGCATAACCCATTTCATATCTGTCCATTTTACCAATAACATTTCGGGTAACTACTTCGTTGACCGCTTGTATCTCAGCGTCAGTACGCATAAATAAAGCGGCTTTTGCAGAAGCAGCATATTCTGCCCATTTAGCAAATGGATTTAAGGCTTCAGGTAGATTTCTAATTGCAGCGGCTAAACCAGTTGTTAGCATTTGTGCTTCAAATAATTCTCTACTTAATCTGTCAGCCTCAACTGCATTGTCTGTCAATAACGCCAGTTGTAATTGTAAGCGTGTTTTTTCTTGTTCGGTCAATTTACCTTGTAGGGCAGCCAATATCTGAATCTTATCAATGTCAAATAATGTGCCAGCCTTTTTAATGGTCTGTGCGTCTTTCTCAGCCTTTAATTTGGCTGCTGCCGCTTTCTTTTGTTCAGCTTGTAATTTCTTTTCTTGGGCTAGGCGTTGAGCTGCTAGTTTCTTATCATTAGCCGCTGCTGCAATAGAAGCAGGGTCGCCATATAGGTTGCCCCAACTGGCTTGACCCATGTCTTTTTTGATAACACCAATTTTTTGTAAGAAATCGTAAGCCTTTTGAAAGAATGAAATAATAGGTTTTAAAGTGTTGTCATAAATGTCTTTAATAACAGTTGCAATGCCTTTAATAAATCCAACTAACGAAGTTGTGTAATCAGAAACCTTTTTTGTAATAACTTCAATGTCGGTTGAACCAGTCAATATGGCAAGGGCGTCAAAGATACCTGCGCCGATTTTTTCCATAGCGTCACTTGCAATAACTGACAAGGCTGACATTTTACCAGCGTAAGTATCTAAGTAAGCAGCGTTCGAACCAGCAAACATGCTGTTTAACTTTTCCATAATCATTTGCATGTCGCCTGAGTTAATCTCAGCCTTAGTCAAACCTGTATTAAGAGCTAATAAACCTCTTGTGTTACCTGCGTAAGCCTTGGTGATAGCGTCTACAACTGTGGCTAATGACTCACCTGTGCCACGACTAATTTCTGTGGCTAAGCCAAGGGTTGAACTAGCCTCTGAAACTGAGCCAAGTATTCTAAATAGTTGAGCAAAAGCAGGACGCAACTCATCATCAACCACAGCTGTCATTTGTTGTAATTGAGCAATGGCTGACTCAGCTGCTGGAATAGATAATTGAGCATTTAGATTTTTCATTGTATTAGCCAATGAAGCTGCGCTCGCTTCGTCTTTAGCAAAAGCAGTAGCCGCTGCTTTGCCAAACTTTAATATCTGATAAGCAGCAAAAGTTTTAGTGATAGTCTTGGCAAGTTTTTTGGCTGTACCGTCAAGGCTTAAAAGGGATTTTTCAGCGTCCTTAGTGCCTTTGCCTTTGTATTCGGTTACTATGTCATAGGTTATTGTCATGCTGCTTTACTCGCCCCTACATTTGAAGTTCTTGCGTAAAATGCTTTTGTTGTTTTTTCTATTGCCTTGAATATGGCGTCTTGTGCCTTGCCTTCATTTCTATCAATAGCCTTAGCCATTAAACGACCTTGGTCGTATCTACCTTTACCAACGCTGGCAAAGCCACCGTAAGTGCTTTGAATGGACTTATTGAAATGCGAACCAGCATTACGGTTATTACTTTGACTGCGTGGGTCGCCATTAAAGTTCAAGCGTCCAGCAGTTTCAATAATAGAACCAGCTGCTGATTTATTTAACAAGCTGTAAAGAGTAACAAAGCCTGATTTGTTTGTCCTAGATTTACCCAAGCTGTAAGTCAAACCTTTTTTAACAACCTGTGCGTTATACTTAGGGAACGCTCGATCTCTGCTACTTCTAGATTTAACGAGCGTGCCAGTATCTTGCCAGTTATACAATCCATTGACAGATGGTTGCACCATGCCACGAGCGTCTTTAACAACAACTCGCATGGCTGCGCCAATCTCTTTATTCATTTCCTTAAAGAGGTCAGGGGCTAATTTACGCAAGGCTTTACGGGTTTCAATTAAACCGCTGACCTTTACCCCCACTTGGCACTCCCTTTGACTTCTCTTTTAGATACGCCAATGTCGCTAATAACATTGATCTATCCATTTTCAAATACTCGCTATGAGGTATGCCCGTTTCAACCGCTAGTGAAGCGATTAAATAAGTAAAGTCATACCTCGTTACCCATTTGGGGTATCAGCGTCTACAATCTCAACTTTCGCTAAGGTATCTAGAAACTTCTCACCAAATGGCGGAACTGTCTCACCTGATCGGCGTAGGCACTCCCACGCCAACCAGTAGACATCAGACTGCTTTTCCTCGTCTCGGAATCGCTTGTGGAATCCTGACTTAAAATGTTGTTCGAAAGCATATTCGATCGCTGGTGAAATCTCGTGTTGAGTTTCCTCACCTGAAGCCTTGGTGATTTTTAATGCTATCAATTTAACTCCTTAGAAAGTACCTGTTGTAGCAACTGCAACTGAGCCGCTTACATTCCATGTTACATCTTGAGTTCCTAAGTCACCAACAGCCCCGTTAATGTCGGTTGTGTTGTTTATTAGGCAAGTCATTGTGTAAAGTGGATTTGTTGCGCCTACAGCTGTGTTTTTGTCTTGTAATAGTACCACAGTAACATTTGTTCCCCATGCAGCTTGTAATGTAGCAAGTACATTTGCAGAAGCTGTGTCATTTAAGAATGAAATTGTTACAGAAGATGATTCCAAACCTTTAACTGCCTTGTGACCTGAGTCACCCATGGCTGTTACTTCCAGCTCATCAAAGCTGCGGTTTAGAGTTACTGCTGTTACATGGTCAGAAAGGTCAACGGAATTAACCTTTACGCCGACCTTGTTATTTAGAAATACAGCCATTGGTTATTCCTCGTCTTTCTTTACGATCTTTGGCTTTTCGGTTGATGGTGCTACTTGCCCGACTTTTTCAAGCCAAGCCTTGTCCTCGGAAGGAACATCTATCATGTTGCTCATTTTAACTCCAACTTGTCATGATTGAGACGGACATCTCGCTTGTTAACATTTCACCAGCTACGCCTGAAAGAACGCTTGGTGATGAAATACTGCCAACACTAATTTTAAGGGTTGTACTGGCTGCTAACTTGTTAAACACGCCAACTACTAAATCCTCAATACCATTGAGGTTACCCTGATTGTCAAACATAGGAACGATCATTACTATCTTAAAATTAACCTTAGGGGCTACCGTTGAGTAAATGTTATTTGATGGCTCAATGTAAGGGTCATCAGGTTGGACAATTACTGAGTTTGCAATGGGTGTAGCAGGTGGAAAGGAAAATACCTGCCACACCCCTGCGTTCTCTAACGCAGCCGCAAGGGTTGAGCGCAGCGTCGTAACGGCGACTGGCATACTACCCAACCAAGCTATTAGGACTTAAATAAGGTGCTAATAAACCTCTTACCCTTGCAGTTAATGTGTTGCCCATACGATAAGGCGAAGGCTGAAAGTCAGGTGATATGCCACCTGCGTTGCTTGCTTGGCGTGCTTGCCAAATATCTATTGCAACCATAAGCGCAGCTTCTCTAACAGCACTTACGGTTGTGTAATTTGTGTAGTTAGTGCCACTTACTGAGCCGTAAGGCTGAACGCTGTGTGTAGCCTCAGGCGTTGTATGTGAAGTGGTTACGGTAATACTAAAATCAGTTAAATCTGTAATAACCTTACTGCCGTTAAAAGTTGTTCCGTTACCTGCGATTGTTACTGTCTGACCAACATAAAAAATGTTTCTTACTGAGTTATTAAAATACAATGTGCCTTTACCAACGATGTTACTGTGAGCGTAGTTATTTAATTGGTTTTTCCATAAATAAGAAAACACAATGTCCTCGGC